AGCAGCGTCAGCTACCAGTGAATGGTCCTCCTCCAGCAGGGGGCGGAGGACGCGGTCGGCGATGTTCCAGTACATCCGTCCATCCGGAAGCGTGTCGGCGCTGAGATGGAGACGGAACGCCTCGGCCAGAGCGCCGCCGACAAGGTCAGCGTAGTCCAGAGCCGCAGGGTAAGTGGCCGCCGAAGGAGCAGCGTTCCTCAGCAGGCGGAGAAAGTCGGCCCGGATGCGCCCCAGCAGCGCGGGGGCAATATCCTGCTTGTCCATCTGCTCATCCCTCGGCCTGCACGCCGGTCAGGTCGCGCAGGTTCTCTTTTCCGAAATAGCCGGGGATGACAGCGTTGACCTTGCCCACGGCATCGCCGATACCGGAGAGGGTGGCGGCGTCCGGCTCAAAGACCGGCTCCCAGACGGGGCGGGTCAGATAGAGCTGGCGGCGCTGATAGGCAAAATCATCCCGCAGGCAGGCGGCGAGATAACCGGCATTGAGAAAGCCGCTGCCGAAGGTCCGCTGTGCCTTGCGGGCGGCCAGACGCAGCGTCTCGTGGCTGGACTTGATGGCCTCTGCGCTGGAAGGATTGTCGGTGACAAACCCCAGATCGTCCAGCGTCAGGCCGGTCTCTCCCGCGAACAGTGCCGCGAAGGTGCGCAGCTGCTCGGTATAGGGGCTCATGCTCTGCTGAGTAAACTGCCCGACCACCGGATGGTCGCCGTCCTCGTCCTTGGAGATCTCCAGCAGGGAGGAAATGGTGGCTTTCCACTTGTCCATCGGGTCGGCGTCGCCGGAGGTCCCCAGAACGTACTTTTGCGGAAAAGAGTAGAACTCGGCGCTGATCTCGCTGCGCTTGAGAGTGCGCAGTGCGCCCTGCTGCAGGCCCATGCAGGCCCGGGAGATGCGGCTGTGGCCAAAGGGCCGGGCAGCATCCGGGCGGTAGCAGATGGGTACCAGCAGCGGCGCGGGGGCGGGGTTGGTCACAAGGTAAGGATTTTCGCCCTTGGGGTAGTACCATGTGCTGCCAGCCGTGAAGTAGGCCTCCAGCGTGGGCGTGCCGTTGTCGGCGTTCCGCTCCAGAACGGCGTAGCCCTCGGTCAGCAGACCGGTCACATCGTCGATGATCCCGGTGGCATTGCCGCCGTCCAGCACCGACATGCGGGGAAAGCCGTCTTCACCGGCGCAGATGTACAGGAACGAACAGCTCGAGATAAGGGCCGAAAGGACAGCGCTGTCGAAAAGGATGTCGGCATTGTTCTGGAGATAGATGCTGTTCAGGTCGAAGCTGTCCTGCCGGAACTCCCGGAAAATGAGCCGATCGGCCAGCGAATCCACAGCCTTGCCGCACCAGCCCAGCACCTCGCTGAAGGTGCGGAACTCGGGCGGCGTGACCATGCCGAAGTCCTTCACGGCATTCTTCATCTCATAGTATTTATAGCGGGTAAGCACCCGGCTGCGCTTCAGCTCCAGCTTGCGGCGGAGATAGGCCATGCCGCGGGTCTGGCTCATGGGGGATTCCTCCTTTTCGTGAGAAAATATTCCCAGTGACGGCTGGGGAGTCCGGCGAGGGCAGGGGGAGGGGGTCATCCCCCCTATCGGCTGCGGTAGGTCGTCCAGTCACGGGACAGGGGCAGGACGCGCGGCGAATCCACAGCCTGCTCCTGAGCCTTTCCGCTGCGGGCCACCAGCTTGTCGCTCTTGGCCCGGTTGCAGCAGAAATGTGCGAGCTGAAGATTGTCAAGGTCGCTGGGGTGTCCGCCTTTGACGACGGGGATGATGTGGTCGATGCAGGGCGAGAGCGGATGCGGAAACTTATAGCTGAAATCGACCGGCTTGCCGCAGATGCCGCAAACGGTCTGCGTCGCATAGATCTTCTTTTTGTTCCGCTCAAAGGCCAGACGGTGTGTGCCGTCGTGGTCTGGCCGCTCGTTGCGGCGCGGTGTCCTGCCTGCCATTAGGATGCGGCCTCCTTTTGCTGATGTGCTGTGCGGTGGTCCTCGAAGCTTCGGCTTCCTTTGCCCCGCCGGGTCATGCCCGGAGGGGGAGGTCTTTTTGAGGGAGGGGGTACTTTTGCAGACCCCGGGGGTATGAAAAAGCCGTCCGGGGTTTCCGAACGGCAGAAGAAAAAGGTGTCCACTGTGGACACCTCAAAACTATGATATGCGCCGCTGGGGCTTGAAGCGGACGGCGCAGATGACCCATTGAGCACAGGTAGCAAGAAACCTGTGCTATGATTCCCGCCGATGGAAAACTCACAATGCGGATTGCTGATGCCCGCAGTATGATAATAGCATGGTTTTTTCGGACAATCCGGACAAATCGACCATTCTCGGACAATCCGGACATTTCGGACAAATCGACCATTTCCGGACAATCCGGACAAATCAGAAAATCTCGGACAAATCGGACATTTTGGATAAAATAAAAGCGGCTGACCCCGATTTGGAATCAGCCGTCTTATGCATCACGTCACATTCTGCTCGACCCACCGGTCAACCCTCCGCCGAATGGTATCGGCATCCAGATCGCAGCCGAACTCCATCAGTTCTACAGCTACCTCCTGCGGTTTCTTGCCCAGAATGCAGATGTCAGAGATAGCTGCCCGCAGCATGATGTCGTCGCAGGTCTCTACGATGCGCTGGCCCTCGATATACAGGGCATCCAGCTCGGCATTGCGTGCCTTGAGCTTCTTTATCTCACTCTCCCGCCGGGCGTATACGCTGTCAGCTGTCCCACGCACAGTGGCATGGCCGAGGATACAGGCATTTCCGTCACCGCAAGAGGATTTCACTACATCGGCCACAAGCTCAGGCCCCTCGGCCTGCTTCGCTTCCAGCTGCTGGATGCGGCGAGTTCTGGCTTTGATGTCAAAGGGGATTGCATGCAGCTGTCGAAATTCTCGCGGTGTCATCCTTTGCCCTCCTCAAAAATCAAGTTAAACTAAACCATCGTACCAAATCGTCAAGTATGCGCTGCCGGTTTTCCCAGCCGTCAGTAAAAAAGCTGTCATTCTGCAAGATGATGGCATAGTCGGCATACCGCTCTCGCTTTTTCTCTTTGGCAATTTCGTCCAGCCTCATCCAGAGCGTGGCCCCGCCGGGCAGAGGCTGGGTATAGTACTCGACTCTAAATTTTACTTCACACAGGTACAACGCCCATGAGGCAGTTTCATCAAGCGTTTTCTGCGCCAGTTTTATCAGCATGTTGAGCCCTCGAGGCCCCGAGAGTACAGATGTATTCGAGGTTGCAGGAGATTTTGTGATGACATTGGCCGGATGCTCGGGTGTGCTTGCAGCATTCTCCACTGCCATCCCACGGCTTTGCTCCTCCGGCGCTGTCTGGTATGCCACAGGTGGCTTTTCCGCAGCAGTGGCAGCACCCAAAGACAGCGCAGATGGAAAATTTTCGGGACCTTCTGAAACCGTTACCGGATCTTTTGCTTTTTCCTCAGCCTGGCGGCGTTTCTCAATGTTGTTTTGGGCATTGCGGTAGGCATCCATCAGCGAAATTTCGCCGTCATGGAGAAACTGCTTTGTCTCTTCATCACAGTTCTCGGAAATGGCATTCAGCCGGGCGGCCGCGCCGGTGCTGAGGCCAAGTATCCGGCAGACTTCGTCTCTTACCTTGCCCTCCAGATGGCCCTCTCTCTTTTTCCGGGTGAGAGCATCCTTCAGGGCTTCGTACTGTGCCAGCCGTTCGCCGTCGGTCAGGTCGCGGGCTGTGGCGTTGGCGGTAATGAGTGCGATCCTGTCGTCAACTTCGCCCTTGCTCTCCACGATGATGCAGGGCAGGGAAGAAAAGCGGGTATCGCCCTCCTTGGCCAGTTCCTCGCAGGCGGTCAGACGCCGCTCGCCGCCGATGAGCTTGTAACCGTTCGCCCACCGGATGACTTCCAGCGGCTGGCGTACGCCGTTCAGCCGGATGTCTTCCTTGAGCTTGTCGATGTCGCCCACGACATAAATTTTGTTATCTGGGTTTCGCATGATGTACTCGCACGGCAGCATCTTCACCTGCATCGACCCCGCCGGGGTGGAAGTCTGAGGTTGAATGTTCAGAAGGTCGCTTATCAAACTGGTGCTCATCGTTTATCCCTCCACCTTGGAGATTACCTTGCGGGACAGCTCCAGATACTGCTCAGTCGCCTTGCACTTGGGGCTGTAGTTACACAGCGGCATATGCTCGCTGACGGCCTCCTGCACCGCTGCGCAGGCATTGATGCGCAGTACCCCGCCGCGCTCGCTGTAAAAAATCGGGAGTTTGCTGTCCATCAAAGCGTCGATTGCTTTTGCGCCGTACCGTGTGCGCCGGTACATGGTCGGTAGCACACACATGACCTCGAGGCCGGGGTTGTAGTTCTCCTTGACATCCTGCACCTGAGCAAGAATTTCTTTCAAGCCGTCCATGGCCCATTCGCCGCAGTCCATCGGGATGATGAGCCAGTCGGCGCAGACCAGTGCGTTGATGGTGGCAATGTCGATGTCAGGCGGGCAGTCCATGATGCAGTAGTCGTAGGCGTCCGCAAGCGGTGCCAATGCGTTGGCGATGCGGTTGTGCTGGGGCCGCCCGGCTTCGAGCATGACCAGCTTGTTGGCGAAGTTCATGCTCATGCAGGAAGGGGCGACATCCACCTTGAACTTCTCCCGATGACAGATGACGTCTTCAAGCTTGTTGTCCAGCGTCAGCACGGAGGCCATGGTCTTGCCCCGAGGGTCGAAGCACTGGAAAAACTTCGTGGTGTTGGCCTGCTTGTCCAGATCCATCACCAGCACCCGCCGGGAATGCTTTTCGGCGAGGATGCAGGCCAGATTGCAGGCCGTGACCGACTTGCCGACGCCTCCCTTCAAGTTGATGATGGCGATTTTGCTCATGTTGCGCATTGTGATCCTCCTTGTTGCTTATCTGCTTGTTTTTATCTTCTCTGCGGCGATCTGGTAGCCCTGCCAGCGGTCCGCAAACCACTCGCGCCAGGCACTGCACTGGCGAAAGTAGGTGAGCGGGCGGTTGCGGCAGGCCAGAAACGAGCAGCGGTTGCAAGGGTTATCTTCGGGATAGTGTTGGACGTGAGCGTCAGAGGCCTTCATGCGCCGTCCCTCCGCTTCTGCCCGAAGCGCCGCACCGCACCCGCCATCAGACTGCCCGCCGGGGCAGGGGGATGAGAACTTGCAGCTACCGCCGCATTGGCCTGCACCTGATAGTAGCTTTCCATGGTACCCGGGGCGTTCAGGATGACGGTGCGCAGATAGGCGCGGATATTCTTGATGGGCTGAGTGGTATTGCTCAGGCTCTCCATGATGTACTCGACGCTCTGGCTGGTCAGCTTATCCAGCCGGGCGCGGATGGCTTTGGTAGTCTGCATCTGCTGGCCGATGTACTGCATGGGTGCCTCACAGCTGTACATGTCCACGATGTTGTCCAGCAGTTCCTCCAGCTGGATAGGCTCGTATCGCGGATTCCGGGCCAGAGTATCGATCTCCAGCCGCTGGCGGAAGTCCGCTTCCACAGCCTCCCGCCGGGTGTGCGAGTCCATCGATCCATCGGGGTCCGCACCTCGTGCGGATAGATAGATTTCCCCTATAGGTTTCCCTATAGTATTACTGGGTGGCATTTTGCCACGGGTCTGAGTCGCATTTTGCGACGGGTATCGGTCGCACTTTGCCACGGGTGACATTTCGCCACCGGTCGCATTTTGCGACGGGTCAGGAGGGTGAGGAGTAGGGCGATTTTCAGGTCCCGCCGGGTCAGTCTGGACAGGAACAACAGCCTCCGGGGTCTCGGCGATATACCGGTTGGTGGCCTTGCCGCCTACCAGCTCCTGCCGCTTGGTCAGCAGGCCCTTGGATTCCAGCCTGTTCAGAATGCGGATCGCTGTAGCGCGGTCGATGCTGAGCCACTTGCAGATGTAGGAGTAGCTGCCCTTATACTCGCTTTCCTCGTCCTGACTGAAGCCATAGATGAGAGCGTAGGCCAGCAGCTCGTTGCCCTTGAGGTGGTACTTCTCCACCATCCAGTCGAGCACGACAATATAACTCTGTTTCTTTTTGACCGTCATGATTCTTCACCCTCTCAGAATGGCAAATCGTCGTTGTCGTCGATGACCTCGAAGTCCTCTGCGCTGCCCTGCGAGTAGGCCGATGTCGTCTCGGGACTGTTGCTGGGCGGTTCCTCACCGCCGTCGTCCACGGCCTGCCCGCCGGGCTTCTTGTTCGAGCCTGCAAAGCTCAGGCTGTCCGCCACGACCTCCACGGCTGTACGGTTGCTGCCGTTCCTGTCCTGATACTGCCAGGTCTGGAGACGGCCCTGCACGGCCACCATGCTGCCCTTGGCAAAGTATTTGCACAGAAAGTCTGCATTGTGCCGCCATGCAACGACGTCGATGAAATCGGCCTGCCGCTGCTGGCCCTGCTGCACAAAATTGCGGTCACAGGCGATGCGGAAGGTGCATACGCTGATGCCCGCCGGGGTGATTTTAAGCTCAGGGTCGGCTACGAGCCGCCCCATGATAGCTACAACATTGAGCATTTCAAATAATCCTTTCCGGTTTCAGCCATCCAGCGCTCGTGTCCATATCGGGCCTCAAAAGCGGCCTGTGCCTCTTTTTTGAGCCAGAGGCGGCAGTGGTGGTCAAAGTGGGCGCTGTAGCCCGGCTCGTTGTGGTGTCGATGGCAAAGCCAGACTTTGAGCCCATAACGCTCGGCCATCGGCCGCAGCGGCCCGTTGAGCACATGGTGTTCCTCAAGGCCGCGCACGGTGGAGACGTTGTATTTTGCCCGGCAGATGTAGCACTCCTGCCGGGTCTGCATAATTGACGCGGCCATTACTTCAAAACGAGGCTGCTCAAACAGGGAAGCAGCTCAGGGCCGCAATCGTTGATATGCTTCTGAGCAACGATCCAGTAGAGCGCATTGCTCACTTTCTTTGAGCCTTCACGGCGCTGTGTGTTTACCATACGGTTGACCTGATTGCGAGACAAGCCAAGGCCCATCAGCAGTTTCTTCATACGTTTCGTTTTCATCTCGGCACCTCCTGCCATTCCTGCCAGTAGGCCGTGACATTGGGGTCATTTACCCCCATCTCGGCCAGCCGGTCGAAGATCCCGTCAATAAAGGCGGTCATCTGAGCTGTGGAGAAGCTGCTGGAACCCATCGACGCCTTGACGGTGCAGCGGTCGTTGTCCAGCAGTTCTACGATATGTACCAGCCGGTAAGCATTGCGCAGGATAGGCACAGCAGCCACCGGAAGCTCCAGAAAGTCGTATTCGAGGCCGTATTCCTCCAGCATCTCGATATAACAATCCTCCGGCTGGATGCCGCCCGCCCTGCCTGCATTGTAGGCGTCGGCCATGATGGTGAGCAAGGCCCACATCATACGGTTCTGGTTAATGCTGCGGCCCTTGCGCTCCAGTTCAAACGTGACTGTCAGCCGCAGGGGCTTCCCATGGGCCAGCTCGTCGAGCTTCTGGCGAATCTGTGTTTTCACAAATTCCGCAGAGTTTTCCACGGCAAAGCCCCGCCGGGCCGGGTCATATACCACAGGCAGACGCCCGACTATGCTTTTTCGTCCCATAAGACTTTCTTTCCGTCCGAGAGGGCAAACTGCACCATGCTGATATGCCCATCCTCAGCCCGGGCAAACTTGTCCACGGAGATCTTCACGGCAGGGTAGAATTTGCCCTTCTCGCTCTTCATCACCGGCACCTGCTCGGCCTTGAGAGCGATGGGACCAAGCTCCATGACGTCCTCGGCAAAGCCCAGCATAGCCGCTGCGCACAAAAAGCTGGTATTCTCCTGCATCCGGTCAGGGTCGGATGTGGGCAGGCTCAGCGGCCCGGCGTCCTTGCGGACATACTGGCCGGTAGCAGGGGAGAGTACCTCGATTTGGCATCTCCACCAACTTCCGGAGCGATAGTAGGTGTCCCCCCAGCCCAGTACGCCATAAACACTGTCCAGCATATGCCGGACATCGACCACCCGGGGAAGCACGACGACGCGCACGCCGTCGGCAGATGCCTCAATGCAGCGGGCCACGCATTCCTGCGGCTCGATTTGGCGGGGAGCAGGGCTGTTCACGGGAAAAGTGATGGGCGGAGGCAAAACAGCCCCAGAAGCCTTCTTTGCACTTGTGGACGGCCCACGCCGACCGCTTGCGGGTTTGGTTGCGGCCATATCCTCATTCCTTTCAGTTTCGAATTTACGCTTCTGCGCTGGCAGCGGCTTTTGTTTACTCACCTGCCGCCATTGGTGTCGCTGTTTACCTCTCCTCCAGCAGTTTCTCGAGGTCCTTCAGAAAGTCCCGGCAGCACGCAGCCTTGACGGCGTCTGTGCCGGGCCAGTTCGAGGAATGGATAGGACCAGCTTTTTCACGGTGGAAAGCCTCCTCGGCCTGATATTTGCCAATGAGCTGGCACACCTTATCACGCATGGCTTCTTTCATGGTAGACCTCCCTAGTACGTTCCAAATTCCTGATCCAGCAGTGTATCGAGCCGGATGCGCTTGCCACGGCCATCACCGGCCCCGTTGTTGTTCCAGCCGTCAGGGTAGCGCCTGCAGACGTCGCGCTTGGGTACGCCCATATATCCAGATACCTGGTCTACCGTGAGCCGGAGGCAGCCGGTCTTGCTGAAGATGGCCTTGTAGGCCTCATGCCACGCTTCGTTTCTAGTCGTTTTTGCCATGTAACAACAACTCCTTCTGACGGCGTTCAAACTCTACCTGCTGGCCGTAGCTGCGTCCTGCAGCATCTGCTCGGGTACAGACATCGTGGAGGCTATTGCCTTGCGGCAGGGCCTGCTTTTTCTTTTCCTCATACTGAGCCTTGAGCTTCTTGTTGTGCTCCTCGGCCTGTGTCTTGCGCACGGCGCTCAGACATTCCGGGCAGTATTTGCGGCCCCGAGCCACGTTGGCCGAGCCGCAGAGGGCGCAGTGATGTTCTTTTGCGGGTGTGCTCATCAGTGTGCCGTCCTTTCCATCCGCCGGCGCTTTGCAGCGCGGATCCGGGCGTTGTCGGCCCGTTTGAACTGGTCCCACTCCACCAGTGCCAGAGGCAGGCCCGCCACGATGGGCGCGAAGACGAAGAGCAGCGTCAGCGTCTCGATGCACTGGGCCTGCCACGGGTCGCAGCCGGTGAGCTGCAAGAGGTCGGAGAAAATAAACATTATGCCGTTCATAAGATGAGCGCACCTCCTAACTTATAAGCAAGAGCAAAGGCCAGCAGCAGGTATGCAGCCCAGCCCAACAGCATTTCGCGGGTGGGATGCCGGGCGCAGAACATGACCAGCGCCACCATGCACCCGCCTGCGACAAATGACATAAAGCAGGAGAAAATAGAGCTTCTCGTCATAGCTGTCACCTCATCCCCAGCGCCCGCTCGATTGGCTCTCTGGGATTGTCGTTGTGGTATTTGCCGGTCATGTACTTCTGTACCTGACCGACGCCAAGCCCTGCCGCCTTGGCGAGCTGGCTGTAATTCCAGCCGCGGAGGGTCTTCTGTTTTACGGCCTCCGCTTTCCATTCGGGAGACCAGGATGTGGATTTCAAAGCTTTTACCTCCTTGTGGCAGGCTTCCTTCTGCGGTAGAATAAGAGCAGAAAGGAGTGAGATCATGGATAGATTTTCAGGGGTGAATAGTGCCAGACACTTAAACCAAGTTGTGGATGAGTTGGCTAAACAGCAGCGCGAAGCAGAAGCTGTGGTGAGAGAACGGCAAAAGCGCAGTGAAGAGCTTGAAAATGCGCAAATGGGTTCGGCGGAAGATATTCGTAAAATGCTGGAAATGATGGAAGCAAACCAGAAAGAGCAAGCTGCTGAAATCCAAAAAAATCACAGGGTAACCGTTATTTCCATCGTGGTTGCTGTTGTATCCGCTGTTTTTGGCGCGGCGTCGTTTTTCGTTGCGCTTATAGCCCTGTTGCGCTGAGCCTTATCAGTGTCAGAATGAGTGCGGCGCTTTGGAAGAATGCTGCTGCACCTTGCAGGCAAAGCACAATAATCAGCATTTGATGTAATGTCCAGTCGGGCTTCTGGCTGGGCTTTTTCTTATCATCCATCTGGTTTGCCTCCTTGTGTGTATCTTGCTCCTGCGGTATAATGAAAACACAGGAGGAAATTGAAATATGAAGTGGTTTTTAATTGCTTTTTGTACAATCTTGGCTTATAGAACTGTTTTTTGCATATCAGGTTATGCCCGAGCTGTTTACTATGAGAAAAAGTACAATGCATATTTGACAGGCAAGGGAGAAGTTTTCACTCTCTATGCTGCGCCTGCTCGAAAATTATTTAAGCAAGCCAAAATTTCGACGCCGATTGTACCGTATTGTGAGCCTGTCGGGTACGGAAAGGTCATGACAACAAGGGTGTATGTTTTTGATAATATGGCGAATAAACGGCAGGATGTGGTTTGCCACATGATGAACAGCTTTACTCAAGCAAAAGGATATTTCCGAATGAGTATGTTGGAATGCCTTTCTCCCTTGTACTGGATTCAGTTGTTGTTTTTTCTTCCAAGTAAGTTGTGCGAGTTCTTGGGAATCTCCGGAGATAAAATAGCAATCAAAGTGCTTCAAATCGTTTACTGGGTATTAACCCCGCTTGTCCTCTGCTTCCGCTCCCAACTCTATGGCTTCGTCACCCAGCTGCTTCAAAATGCGTAAAATAAAGCGGCTCAGCAAAATCAGCCCTTTGGCATCTACCTTTTCGGCGGATGCCATATTTTTTTGTGCGTCTAGCAGATTGCCGAGAAGTGTGTCTGTGAAAAGTTTGCGACGAGTAGTAACCGTTCTTCCTCACCTCACTTGTGCAAAATGTTTCTCAAATCGGGGTCAAAAACATTGCCAAGCACAGAGAAAGAGTGTAAAATGAAATTGCGGTTATCAAATTACATTTTTTCTACTTGGCAATGAGTCCGGCCCAAGCTGCAAGCAGACACAGCCAAGGCCCGAGTGTACCCTCACAGAGGGTACTTTTGTCAAATAGGAGATCACGCAGGGGTCTACAAGCATTCCACCGCCAATAGGAGGCCTGCTTGATTCCGAGACGCCCCAAGCAGGGGAAGGTGACCAGTTGCTTGGGATAAATGAATTATAACTCCAATAAACTCCAAAGTAAAGATGAAATTGGAATTATGTGGAGTATTTTGGAGAAATGCACAAAAATGGAGGCGATATTTTTGTTCTACGAAAACTTTGACGCCTTGAGCAAGAAAATTGGAAAGTCCAAATCTGAAGTGGCGCGGGACATTGGATTGGATCCTAAATCCTGTACAGGATGGAAGAATGGCGCTATCCCCAGAAACAGCACTTTGAGAAAGCTTGCAGACTATTTTGATGTTACAGTAGAAGAATTGATGGGTGACAAGGCCGAAAGCACTCGACCAATAGACTCCAACACAGATTTTGGTTATGAATGGGCCGATGTTGAGAAAGCATATAAAGGTGCCACCCCGGAAGCTAGGGCGGCAGCCAAAGCAGCAGCTTTGGCGGTATTGGAAAGTGGGAAAAATAAATGATGCTTGGAAAAAGCGCGGTAAAAGTAATTTGTGCTGGTATTATAGTGGCTGTGGCGGTGAGTCTGACTGCCTGTGGAGCAAGTGAACTCCAACCGGCAGAATCAGTGGCCTCAACAGCGTCGTCGGTAAAAGCAAAAGTTCAAGAGAAGCCTTTCTTTGAGTCAGATACAAAAGTAAACTGGGTTATTACAGACTATAATGAAATTGCAGAGTATCCCTTTAGGCGTTCGCAGATAGAAAAAGGTAATGTAAAAACGAAGGCGATTATCAAAGCAGAAAATTTATATATTGAAGTCATCAATAGTGAAGCGGGAATGTCTATTTCGATAGAGGATAAAGATGAAGAGGAAGAATCTTTATATCCAGTATTCCGAGATATGCTCAGAGTTTTAGATAAATCAGTTTCAGAAGAAATGATAGAGCAGGCATGGAAAGATATACAAAAAGATAAATATGAAATAAATTATGGAAGCACTACGCTGCTTCCTAGTTATGAGGTGAAAGAGGGAATTCAAATTAGCTATAGCTCAAATGATATATACGGACAAAGAACTAGTGTGAAGATTCTAGACTCAACATACTGAAATGCTTGAAAAGCGTCTCCGGAGGCTAGGGCTGTGGTGCTGGCTGTGCTGGAGAGTGGGAAGAAGTAGGGACTTGCTATAAAAGATTGCCCTGACAAAAGGGTGTAGGAAGGAAATTATTATGGGGTTTCGTTATAGAAAAAGCGTTAAACTTGGTGGTTTGCGTATCAATTTTAGCAAGTCTGGAATTGGATACAGCTACGGCGTAAAAGGGTTGCGGTATACCAAAACGGCAAAAGGAAAAGATAGAGTAACAGCATCCATCCCAGGAACAGGACTCTCATCGACTACGGAGAGTAGTTCAAAAAGAAAGAGTAAAATAAGCGAGCCGATAAAGTCTCAGAGAAAACAGCTAAAAAAGACTACAAGATATACAATGCCGCTTGTTCCCAATGTTATTATCGGAGTAGCTGGTATTGGCTTGGGCGAGTACTATTATTTTTCGCATGGGTATGAAACTGGGACGGCGATATTCTCGGGACTTATCTTGGGAGCGATATGCTATGTTGGTCTGTATGCAGTTGCTGGTGCAGTTCTTATGACGTTAGGAATCGGAAAGACTGAAAATTTATCGGAGAACAATTCATGTGGGAATCAAGAGTCTGAACCTGCGGTAATAAATGAATCGAAGGAAGAAAATTTTGAATTAGCGGGTGTTTATTATTGTAGCGCGAATGTGGCCAAAGTCGCAGAACCGAACCCAGCGTGGCGTAAGACTTGTAAGGCATTGCTTAATGCAGGAATGAGAGAAAAGAAGGTGTACCGATTCAAACGGACGGTAAAACCGGCTGAATTGGTTGAAGAACCTACGAATCCGCATGATCGGAATGCTGTGATGGTGCAGGTCGATGGTATGAAAGTGGGCTATATCAGTGCACAAGAAGCCCCTCGGGTAAAAGAACTTTTGAAGGCAGGAAAGATTGAAAGTGCAACGGCATCCATAAGGGGCGGCGATTATAAAATTGTTACTTCAGAAAATAATATGGTAAAAGATACAGTTGGACCATTCATTGAAGTGACCGTGAAATATAGATGACCATGCGGCATTGATGAACTGATGGGTACACAAAAAGAACCCGCCGGGCAGGGCAGGCTTGGGTATGAGTGGCCGGAAGCAGAAGAAGCATTCAAGACTCCGGAAGCTAGAGCTGTGGCAAAGACTGCGGTGCTGGCAGTGCTATTCTGGGCGAACAGAATCAGCAGAGCCTGTCTATCTCCCATGTGGCAGAGAATCCGGATGCGAGCGCAGAGGAGAACGATGAAGAGGATGAGGTGTAATAAAAGACAGAGATTTCGATATGTGAAATTTGAGAAACATCTTGCAAACATCACATATAAGTGATATAATCGTAAAAAATACAAGGAAGTGATTTTTCTGAATGACCAGCAGGCCAAAATTGAGATTTGGAAACTCTTGATGGAGTATGCCGATATGTTGGAAGTGGATTCTGGTCTGATTGAGGAATTACTGGAACTGCTCTCATCAAGTGGAACTGAAAAGCGCTTTCTGAAAAGGCTAGAAAAATATTTGCAACAGTTAAGAGAAGAGGGAGAAAAGGCTATCGGGAAAAAAGGAGACCCGATGGAGCACTTAAAAGGGCCAAGTTCTTTATGTTCGATGCGTTTCCCTCTCGGCGTATCGAATGTTAGAATTTTGTTTTTTTATAAAAATAATAAAGTATACTTGCTTCGTGCATTTTATGAGCGTCGAGGACATAAAAATACAGAATATGATGCACATATCCCGGTGGCTCAAAAGCGCTTAGCAGAAATATTAGGGGAGAAATAATTATGAAAGCTACATTGATGGATTTGGTGGAAGCTTTGACAAAAGATATGTCTGTGGTAGATATGGCTCAGACAGCTCTTCACATTGAAATCAGCCGAACGATCCGCAATGCACGCAAACAAAAAGGTCTTTCTCAAAAAGACCTTGCTGAAAAAATGGGTGTGAAGCAGAGCCTCGTCTCTCGCTGGGAGAGCAGCGAGTGTAACTATACCATTGATACGTTGGTCGAGATTGCAGATGCTCTTGGGCTGTCGGTACGATGTCCTTTAACTTCTGAAGAAGTGAAGGTTTCTACAGAGCCAATCGAACTCAAACCTGCAGGGCGTAAAGTTGCTTTTCCGAAAGCGACTTTTTCTGGTTCGGTTAAAGTCGATTTGAGAGTGGCAGATGGGTCAACTTATGAAGGGGGCTTAGCTTCATGAATGCATCGCAGCATAATGCAGATATTCAATATAAAGAAAGTTTTATTACGGAGTGTTCTATTACTAACAATGTGATAAACATGGGTACAGGGGCCGTATTGAAACACGAGTTAGAAGTATCGGTCAGTGAGCCTATTCCTAGCGATATCCCAGACGAAAAGGAAGCGTATGTTAAGTTGATTTTGGATGGCACCTATGAAGCGCAGGATGATTCGAACGCTCGCTGCAAATACCACATGGAAGTACAGGGGGCGTTTGCAGCAAAAAAAACGGTGCCGGACGATATTTTTATGAAGAGGCTCTGGTTTAACGGATCATCAACTCTTTATGGCATTGCACGCGCGAAAATGGAAGTCATTTCTGCGATGATCCTTAATAACGGAAAAATCTCGCTTCCGATGTTGAATATGTTTGAGCTTCTGAAGGAGCAATTTGCAGAAGCTGAAAAAAAAGAAACACAGAAATAAAGAGCAAGACCCCCGATGTAAACTGGTGCATCGGGGGTCTTGCTATAATCTGGTCAGGAGGATGGTGGGCGGTCATCCTGATTTTTAGATGGCTCCAAAAGGATGCGCATTATGGTGTTCCACAGCTCAGGGTGCTCTTTCAGGCAGGCAAGAAATTCGTCGTCCGTCACAATAACACTTCCTTTTGTTGTAAATTTTAGCTTGATTTTACAACCGCGATGTGCTAAAATCAATACCAGAGAAAGAAATTTCTCAAGATTGTGAAAAACGACAAAATCTCGTTTTCAGGTCTGTGCATTACGGAGATTCTGGCAGGGTAAGTGTCCACAGTGGACACTTTTGCCCCGCCGGGTAGGCTTCTGGAGGCGTAAAGGGTATGAGGGCAGTTAAAAGGAAGGGAAATCGTTCGGACGGATGCTGTCAGTGTAAGCGAAAAATGCCGGATGGCAAGTATAAGGTCTTTTATGGCTCGACCTTCACGGAAGCAGAGAACAAATACCGTGATACTTTGCAGAGCTGGGAAGAAACGCATAAAAAGAAGCCTCGCGCTAGCGCAGTGACCTACAAGGAGGCTGCGGAGGCGTATGAGGCTTATATCACATCGCCCAGCAAACCGGTCAAGAGCGGCACCGTGGCGTCTTACCGTAAGCATCTGAACCCGACGAAAATATTCTTTGGCGATGAGCTGATGGAGGACATCGATGCGCAGCGAGTCCGTGACTATTTGGATCATCTGAGCGCAGAAGGAAAAGCCAAAAAAACCGCCCTGAATGCAAGGTCGGTGATAAGCTGCGTGTTTTCCTACTGGTGCAACTATATGCACGGTACAGGAAACCCGGTGAGGACGGCAGCGCTTCCGAAGAAAATGCCAGTAACAGAGCGAAAGGAGCCGACCAGAGAACAACAGGAGCTGATAGAGGCACACCCAGAAGGCTGCGGCTTCTGGGCGGCACTATTTGAATACACGGGAATGCGGATCGGTGAGGCCAACGGCCTGCGGTGGCGCGATGTGGATTTTGAAAAGGGAAGGATATACCCTTCACAGGCTATGCCGTGGGAACGCAACCAGCCATACGAAGAAGAGCTGAAAACGGAAAAAGCTTATAGAGCGATTCCGATCCTTGCGAGGCTGCGTCCGCTGCTGGAAAAAGAGGCGGCTCGGCATAATCCAGACGATTATGTGATGTCCGGAACAAAGAAGCCCTTGACCTCGTCGCAGTACGAATGGCGGTGGGCGATGTACTGCCGTCCGCTGGGGTTGAGCGTCAAGCAGGAAAAACGAACGAAGAAAAAGGGACATCCGGACGAGTACAGAGTCTATTACAAGTGGAAAGCGCTGGTCACGGCGCACCAGTTCCGGCACCTTTATGCGTCAAATCTTTTCTATGCAGGTGTACCGGATAAGGTAGCGCAGAAACTGATGGGACACGCCGACATTACGACCACGAGAAGAATCTATCAGCAGCTTCGTGAGGAAGAGGATTTGAAGTACACAGCGCTTCTCGATAAATATTTGGAAGAAAAAGAGCAAAGTAGTGGTTGAGTAGTGATTTCGAAAAAATCAACGTAGAATCAGGCAAGATTAGGGGGTTCAAATCCCCTCCCTCGCACCATGACGAATGTTTTTACAGCATTTAGCTGTCAAAGAACATTCGTCATTTTTTTATTTGCTAAATAGCGACATCACAGGGGGCGTAGTTCACAACTACGCCTTTTCTTGTATTCACCGACACATCGGGTGTCGGCAAAGGAAGTGCGCTTGGAATCTCGATGGTGCCCACGCAGTTGTAGTGAATGCGGAGCCGCTGCTCCCATACACCGTTGACCTTTTCTGCATTGAACACTTCGATTTTTTCCACCAGTTCATTCAGCATCCGGGGTGTCAGCTTTTTTGCTCTGGTGTACTTGCGAACTAGACTGATGAACATATCCGTTGTCATAGTACGGCTGCTCTGCTTTTCGATTTCGGCGCGGAGCTGTTTGATTTTCTCGGTCAGCTCCTTTTGCTCGTCCTCATATCTCCGGGACATTCTGGAAAAGCGTTCGTCAGAGATTTTGCCGGAAACATTGTCCTCATAGATGCGCTCAAAAAGGCCATCCAGTTCTTCGTCACGGGCAAGGAGTGCTTTCAACTCTTTCTCTTTCAGCTTGCGGTCGGCTTCGTCCGACTGCTGGGAGTGTCCGATAACAGCCTTCAAAAAGTCGTCCTCATAGAGGCTGGCAAACTTGGTCAGACGCCGAATCTCGCCCAGCACCACTTCTTCCAGAAAGTCTACCCTGATGTAGTGGGTGGATTGGCAGGTGCCACGGTTACCCTTGTAGTTGGAGCAGTTGAAATACTTGATTTCCGGGTTGCCCTGATTGAAGTGGAAATGCAGATTGCAGCCGCAGTCTGCGCAGACAAGCAAGCCAGAGAACATATTGTGTACTCCGTTGCTGGTACGGCGTTTGCGCATTTTTCCGCGTTTCTGCTGTACCTGTTCAAACACGGCACGCTCAATAATTGGCTCGTGAACATTTTGGAACACTACCCAATTTTCCGGGTCGTTATGAATCCGCTTCTTATTCTTGTAGGACTTGGAGTAGGTTTTGAAGTTCAGAACATCACCACAATACTCCTGCTGGTACAGAAGATGGGTAATCGTGGAGCCATTCCACTTGGTAGCGGGCCGTGTTTTGCTCTTTCCGGGACGGCCGATGCCTTTCTGAATCCAGTAGGCCTGCGGTGTCAGGATGGCTTCCTTTTCAAACTGGGTGGCAATCTGTTCTGTGCCGAAGCCCTCCAACGTCATATCAAAAATGCGCCGGACAACTTGTGCAGCTTCTTCATCAATGACCCAATGCTTGGGATTGTTCGGGTCCTTGATATACCCATAGGGAGGAAGTCCCATCGGTTCGCCGGAGTTGCCTTTGATTTTATTACTGATACGGCGTTTCTTGCTGATGTCGCGGGCATACCACTCATTGAACAGGTTTCGGATGGGTGCCAGTTCGTTTTCTCCCTCGGCCGTGTCGATGTTGTCCGAAACGGCAATAAGTCGGATGTCATGGTCCGGGAAAAATTCTTCTGTCAGCCGTCCGACCTCAATATAGTTTCGGCCCAGACGGGAAAGGTCTTTGACGAACACAGCGGCGGCTTTCCCTTGTTCAAGCTGCTGCATCATTTCAACGAAACCGGGACGGTTCATGGTCACGCCGGAAATGCCATCATCCAGAAAGTGAACCAGATTGGTATAGCCTTTTTCCTTTGCAACTTTGGTGAGCAGCTTCTTTTGGTTGACGATGCTGTAACTCTCGCCCTCCAAATTATCATCACGGGAAAGACGCTCATAGAGAAAAGCGGTTGCTTCACGGGATTTCTTGTTACTCGACTGTTTCATACTCGCTCCTTTCTTGGGACAGTCGAATAGCAAATTCACTTGTACACCTATATTATAACACGATCCGCTTTCTCTGTCCGCTGCCTCCCGAAAGGTCATTATAATTTTTCGCTTTCGGATTTCATCAGCCGGAGAAGAACTTCTCCTAAGGTCTGGGAACTTTCTTCTTTGAACACCGGCTCAACGATAAAGGAGCGATTGCCAATACGATAAGTTGAATCCAGAGTAAGCACCTCTGGATTTTTTGTTTTTTCAGGGTTTGTCTTTTTCGCTTGCATCGTAAAATCCCCTTTCTTAAAAATCAAAAAATGAGCCAACGGACGGCTGCTGGCAGCAGCCCACGGGAATCTCACCCCTGCATTTCTCATGCAGCCCTACTCATTGCCTGCGACGCTCTGAACGCTCGGACTTTGACGGTAAGGGAGTATCAGCCTGTCGGTATGTCATGGCCCGCAAGCAGCCGTACTTGCATTGCGGCGTGGTGATGATCGCTCCACTTTTCAAAGAAAAGCATCTTGGCGCACCCGCCGTCCGGCTCGATACAGACAGCAACGTGTCCGTTTGCCCTATGATGCACCGCCATTGTCCTGCGGGCTTTCTTTGTCAAAGAACTAGAAAAGGCATCGTATGGAAAGGGGAACAGCACACGATGCCTACGTTGAATCAGGTCAAGTCAAAATCAAGGATAGCAATTATCAGTTTTGCTTCCAGACGATTGCGCAGTTCTTCATCAACTTGCAGACGAGGATAGCCGTCAGAGCCATAGCTCGTCCGAGTTGACAGTGCAGCAATGTAGCTAGAATAATGCCGGACTACCCGGCTCACTGCTTCGGCGTCTCCTGCAACAGCGGCAGCGATTATCGGGTAAGGAAGCAGCGATGCCCGTGTGTGCGCAGATTTAGTCATCCGCTTCACCTCCCATCAGCTTTTTCAGCAGCCGATAGGCTTTATACCTGCGAGTATTGACCGTTCTTCTGGCCATGCCCATGCACTTTGCTATCTGTTCGTCTGTCATCCATAGAAACCAGTGCATCATAAAAATTTCCCGGTCTTTTGGTGACAGCCGTAGAAGTGCTGTGGCCAATCGGTCGTTCTCGATTAGCACAACAGCATTTCCCACGGGAAAAGCCGTATACTCCCATGAGTAACGATCGTAAACTGCAAGCTGGGCCACGTCTGCCTCGGACAGTTCTTCCAAAGATGCAAAACGTTTTTGATGACGGCTGATCTGCCGATAGCCGTTACATGCCTCGCATTTCAACACCTTTTTGCAGTAGCTGTCAAAGGCGTGCTGCTTGTGTTCGTAGTAGCGGTTTGGTTTCAA